CGTCAATCACGCCTCTGTTGCTCATACCTAGCTCATCAACAAACTGAGAGATAGCAATTTTGTCGGTCAGCTTTCCCCAGTCGATGGTTTTGTCGTATATCGTGTCCAAGACCATGTATTCGCTATGTGACAAGCGTTTTTTATGCTTTAGTGCTTTCCACCATTTAGGCTTGGCTGTAAACCTCTCCATTGGATAAACCCCTTTCTTTAGCGTGTTCATTACGCCACCTCACTGCTATTCAGCTTGTCGAATATCCACGCCTGCCCTTTGGTGGTGAATAAAGGCTGCTGATGACCTGTGCTGGCTTGTTTCATCTCGCCTAACCCTTTCTCTATAAACCAAGCTCTAAACTCTTTACCGCGCTTACAGTTGCCGTTATAGACACCCATAGGCTCAAGTTTCTTGTTAAGCGCTTGTGCTGACGGCAAGCCAATTGAATGAGCAACCTGAGTTGCGTTTAATAGTGTGCTTCGTTCAACCACAGCGTCGTAGTGAGCGACTTTGGGTGCTGCTAGGGCTAACTGCTCTTGTGCTATCTGTTTTGCCTGATACTCATCTGCCCAGGCTCTTGCTGCTACTGCTGGATCAGTAAAATCAGGCAGTGTAATGACTGGCTGACTAGCTTTGCGCTCGCATTCTAAAAAGTAGTCTCTAATTCTTTCACCCACTTCTGTTTTAACCTGCATTGCTAATTTTTTAGCAAACTCGACTGACAGTAAGTAGTTTTTAGTCTCATTACCGTTCATCATGACGATGAAGGCTTGATAATCTTGGCCTTCAGTTGCAAATGGGTTTTGCGCAATGTTGACAGTGTGCCAGCGCGACCAGTTTGCAGGATGTAGTCCTAGTGCCTGGTAAAACTCTTTGGCATCAACCGCTTGCTGCAAGTCATTATTTTCTTGAATAGTTGGGAATTGCATGTCATACTCCTTTTTGCATATCTTCATATAGGTTTAGTTTGTTAGACGCTCTCAGTTCCCGCTGATGAGCGTTTTTTATTGCGCATCTTTCGCTGCACACTTCTGCTCTGCTGTTAGCGCGACTTCAACATCCTTCGGCATTACCCAGCCAACCAAGTCACGACCACTGATAACTGAAAAGATATCCATACCATGACGTTCTGCTAGATTAGCCACACTTGCCGACCCAGCTTTTTTACCCTTGGTGACGTTTGACGCTTCAAAAAGCTTGCCGCTACTCAATGCTTTGATGAATGGCTCACGGTCTGGCCCAATCAAATTTCCTGACAACTTGACTCGCTTGTGGCGTGTGAGGTTATCGATCATGAAATACGACTCTCCGGTCTGGATGCGATTTAAACGAATCAACGTGATATCCATATTTCTTCTGATATAAACCAGATCAGCGCGCTGTTTTTGGTAATCTTTTTGCGTATTGCTTTTTTCACTTTCAGACACCATTTTTATCATCTTGCCAGCGGTTAGGTCAGCGATTAACGCATCACGTCTTGCCTTAGCCAGTTGGTGCGATGCTGGTCCTTTCTTAACCGCAACGACTCTAGCCATTTTCTTAGCTGGTTTAGCTGATTTTTTAGCTGTCTTTGACTTATTGACTGGCGGTGGCGTGCGGTCTTTCTTCTGACGCAATACCGCAGTACCGTCTTCTAGTCTCGCCAGTGCTGCCTGGTGTTCTGCTTGCGCCTTCTCGTCAGCCTTCCTACGCTCAATACCTGCCAGCGCTCGCAATTGTGCATCGGTGCGTTGTACTTTACGCTTAGGTGCGTTTGGATCATCAAGATCGGTAGCGCCCACTTCTTCTAAGTATTTGGCAACGGTTGCCGCCCATTCAGGGTCAACAGGCTTAGGGTGACGACATAAATCCGCGAAATGATTTTCTACCTGCATGATTACCCCCAAAATCTATAAATTGCTGACAGTACGACCAGTACCAATACAGCATGAACAAGAATGTAGACCGCTTTCCAAAACTTCTGCTCGTCAGCCGTGATTGCTTGACGCTCTTCTTCTATCTCGTCGCGTGCCGCTTGTCTTGCGACCAATACTGACGGTCTAACAGCCTCATTTTTGGCAACTATAGAAGCTTTGATTGCGGTATAAAGGCTTGCGACCCATCCAAACGCAGTAGTTGCACTGGTACATGGCAGATCAGCGCCACGACTGAAACGCAACTCACGGCTGTCAGACATGCCAGCGTCGTTTTGAAAGAAGTCATCTACCGCTTCTAAATTCTGGAAGTGGTATTTTGTGATGTGAAAAAGGATGTCGATTTTCTCTTTGTCGTAGTGCTTGGCATTGGCTGGCACGATCTTTAGACCGCAAAACGCCAAAATGTCGCAGAAGCGCGCAACTTGGCTGTCCGGATTTTTTGAATCTAGCCAGCGACCAACGGTGCTTGATTCAACATCAAGGCATTTTGCGACGTTGACTTGCTTGGCTTCTGCAACTGCGTGCA